GGAGGGAGGGAGGGTTAAGCAGAAAGCAAAAGAGAGCAGAATACATCGGAATGCTTTACATAACAAGGTCAGACTTACAAGACTTACAGACTTACAAGAAGGGAAAAAACTGAAGCTAAAAATTGGAGTTTAAGGGTGTAAGTCCAGACTTACAACTTACAAGAAAGGAGGTGATGTGAATTGACGGCTCCACAATACTGGCAGCCTGACTATTCGAAAAGTCGGGGGCTTACCGAGCCGACCTGTATAACGAGTAAGAATATATGTGAAGATATCGTCTAAGTTTATGTGTGAGGTTACGAGTGGGGATACTCTTTCTCCTTCGCTTGCTCCTCTTAAAAAATACCTAGATGGTCTATGTATAAGGTGCTTAAAATAACTAAAACAAAACGAATTGTAAAGTCGTTATGTATAGTTAGCTACGAAGTTACTATACATAACAGTTATAGTGCGGCCCAAAGGGGATAGGCGGTTAAAATCACCTCAGGATTTTTAAAATTGGCTGGAGTATCCCTCTTTAACGCCAAACAAACATAAAAGGGGACTTACGCTGAGAACATAGCAAGAGAAGATTAGAAAGCATCAATTTTAACCGGTATTTTAGGGAATCTTTTGACAATCAAGTAATTTTAGTATAGAATAGTGATATATGGGTAAATTTGAAAATATAATCAAAGAAATAACACAGAAACCTTACTATAAAGATGATGCGGTGGTAATTTACCACGCTGATTGCCGCTTAGTTTTACCCTTAATACCTGATAAGAGTATAGATTTGGTGCTAACTGACCCACCTTACTTTTTACCTAATACTCAATTCCGCCCTGAAATGAGAATGGCAAGCCGTATGTGGTCTAATTTCACCTTTGCCCAAACTGCCTTTGAGCAATATCTTGAGTTATTTTTATTAAAGGCAAAAGATGATTTTGAATTTTACCTTTTTACAGATGAAGTGAGTTATGCGGTAGTCTATCCTATTCTCTACAGTAACTTCTATCAGTCAAAGTTGCTTATATGGAATAAACAGAGTATCGGATTAGGAGGGAAGTGGAGACGACAATTTGAGCTATTGGTTTATTCCTTTAGAGGTAATCCCAAGAAGAATGGAAGCCACGCTGATATTATTGATTGTAAGCGAGCAGAGGATAAGGAACATCCCTATGAGAAACCAGAGGAGTTAGTTGAACAAATAATCAAGTTATCTCAGCCCGACCTAATTCTTGACCCCTTTTTAGGTTCAGGCACAACTGCCTATTGTGCCAAGAAACTGGGTAGAAAATGTATTGGCATAGAGATAGAAGAAAAGTATTGTGAGATTGCAGCCAAAAGGTGTTCTCAAACCGTAATGAGGTTGGAGGTATAAATGAAAAAAGCTAAGCGCAAGTACACCCGTAAAGTAGTACCAAACGCACCAGAGTTAAAATCTAGCCCCATTAAAGAAGAAAGCAATAGTAATGTACTATCAGAGTTTAAATTTAAGGATTTACCTCTTAGTTTACGGATGGAAGTAGAAGCTGTAATCAAATGGCGCAATCGAGTTGGGTTGCCAGATGATTCAAAGGAACGGATAGAAAGGGCGATTAAAATGTTCAGGGGAGACAAACTCAGATAATGCCCAATTCTATAGATTTAAGTAAACTATATAAACCGCATCCTAGACAGGTATTAGCTCATACTGCTCCGGAGAGATTCATTTTATACGGCGGCGCTTTCGGCGGAGGTAAGACCATTTGGCTGGTCAATGAGGTCATACAATTATCCTTAGACCACCCTGGAAATATCGGTTATTTTTGCAGGCATGAATTGCCCGCCTTCAGGCGTTCTGTTCTAATAGAACTTGAAAAGTTTATTCATCCCCAGATATTAGAGCAACACCATCAAACTGAGAACTATTTTAAACTAAAGAATGGTTCTTATATCTTTTATGGTGGACTTGGAGATGATAGGGCTGGACTAACGAGAATTTCCTCTATGACAGTAGGATGGTTTGCCATCGACCAGGCAGATGAAACCACCCTAATGCACTTTAATATGTTAGCTGGTAGACTTAGGCTTATATTGCCCAATATCCGCTATAAGGGGCTTTTAACTTGTAACCCGGCACCAGGTTGGGTAAAACAGAAGTTTGTAGAGCAAAAGCTAGATGACCATATTTTTATACAATCGCTCCCTAAAGACAACCCATATTTACCTCCCGATTATGAGAGTGGATTAAGGAAAATATATCCCCCCGAATGGGTGAAATCAATGCTCGAAGGGGATTGGTCGGCATTGGAGGGTGGCAATTTCCTATTCAGATACTCGGACTTACGGAAATGTGTTAATAAAGAAATTGAAATAACTGATAAGGATATTAAATATGGGGGACAGGATATTGCAAGAGAAGGCGATGATTCTAGCGTCTTTACTGTGAGACAAGAAGGCAAAGTTCTCGATATTGATTCATGGGCCAAGACTGACCTAATGGAGACTACCGGTCTAATCCAACAGAAGATAGAGAAATTTAATCTTGACCCTAAGAATGTCAACCTAGATGCTGTAGGTGTGGGCGCGGGCGTGTATGATCGCCTGAGAGAGCAAAAGATTTATGTTAATGCAATTATCGCTGGTGGCGAACCTAATGATAAAGAACATTATATCAATTCCCGTGCTGAGATGTATGACAACTTGAGGAAACGGTTTGAGGCGGGGACTATATCAATACCTGATGACCAGGACTTGATAGCTCAATTATCTAGTATCAGATTCAAGATTGCATCAGACAAGAAACTACAGATTGTGAGTAAAGAGGAAATGAAACGAACCTATCACTTAAAGAGTCCCGACAAAGCTGATTCGCTTGCGTTGTGTTTCTATGAGGCAAAAATCCACGACCCGAATATAAGGTGGATATAATTTTATACTGGTGGCAATCCTCTTTATAGCTAAACCCAAAAACCCATATGTTATACTTAATAATGGAAGGGTATAATATTGTTTAACCCTTAATGCTCGGCAGTTCTGATTTCAAGAACACACAATGCCGAGTCGTCAATTACAAGCCTCTTTAATGGGGCTTTTCTTTTGCCTATATTTTTATCAAGGGGTAGTTATTGAATATTATAGAGAAATTATTTTCCCGTATTAAAAGACCTATCCCCAACAATCCTTACCTCAATATAGGGGGAATGGTTCCCCCTGATAGAACACAAGAGGGATACTTGCGGGCATATGGGGATATTGGGTGGCTTCATGCCGTTATCTTCAGGATTGCTCTAGGTTGCAGTGAAGTTAAATGGCAATTAAATGATGTCTCTAATAGAGATAAGCCTAAACAGATATTTAAGCATCCCATTTTAGATTTACTTCATTTAGTCAACCCCTTCCAAACCTCTAACGAATTTATGGCATTAGACACTATCTATCAAGAGTTAATTGGGGAATCCTTTTGGGCACTAAACTTTAATGCCTTGGGTGAACCTGCTGAAATTTTACTTCCCTATCCTCACAAAATGTCCGTAGTGCCAGCAAGGGAATTCCCGTTTGTTAAAGGTTACGTTTACGGCATTGGCAATGAGGCCATTCCCTTTGATACTAATGAGATAATACACTTTAAGTATCCTAACCCATTAAACCAGTACCGGGGATTAGGTTCTACACAGGCGATAGGGGTTGAATTAGATTCCGAGCAGTATTCTAGCCAATGGATTAGACAATTCTTCTTCAATTCGGCTAGACCAGATGGGGTTATACAATTTGATTATAATTTAAGTGATGAACAATTTGAGAAACTAAAGAAGCAATGGTCAGAGAAATATAAAGGCATCTCAAAGGCGCACCAGGTAGCCTTGCTTGAGGGTGGTGGTAAATATCTTCAAATCCAGAACACTGTCAAGGATATGGATTTCCCCAACCTCAAATTAAAGAATCGGGATAGCATATTAGGTGTTTGGGGTATGCCACTATCGGTCATGGGCATATCGGAGAACGTAAACAAGGCCAATGCTGAAGCGGGAGATTACACCTTTGCCAGGTGGATAGTAAAACCCAGACTGGATTGGAAAACAGCTAAACTCCAAGAGCAATTAATCCCTAAGTTTAGGCAGTCTGAGAATTTACAGTTAGGATTTGAAGAAGTTGTCCCTGAGACAATTGAACAGAAAAGAGATTTAGCTGAATCGGGTATGAGGGCGGGTTATTTAACAATAAATGAAGCCCGTAAAATGCAGAGACTTGACCCCCTTCCCAATGGCGATGTTTTGTTAGTACCTCTTAACCTTATACCTACCCCGATTAAAGGCGGATTTACCTTACCAACGCCAAAACCGACTGAGGAAATCCCTAAATCTAAATCTCTAACCGATGAATATAAACGTATCCATTGGGAAGCCTATGCCAAGAGAACCAAGAGACAAGAGGAAGTCTTTAAGAAAGTATTTGATAATGTCTTTAGTGAGCAGAAGAATCAGGTTATTGAGCAGTTAGAAAAGACAGGACAAATATCTGGTTTAGATGATGAAAAGACTGCCCAGAAGTTCCAACCTGCTATCGAATTGGTTTATCACTCAGCTTTTGAGGATGCGGTTTAATTACTAATATTTCAAAGTCAATTTTAAGGGCTAGTCTCTGGGCAGGGTCTATCGGTAATTGTTCTATCCATTTCTTTACTTCTTGGATGGTTTGTTGCCGTTGAGCTTTACAAACATTTTTCATATCGTTTGTTTGAAAGTTATATCCCCCGAAAGCCTTTGCCATTTCATCATTAGTTAAATATTTTCCCTTAGACATTTCTTACCTCCGCTCTAATTATACAGGAGATTAAATAATTTGTCAATACCCTACAAGGATTTATTTTATGGGTGCTAGAACAGTTCCATTTGATGATAAAGAAGTTTGTGATATTTGTGGCAAAGTCGGGGCTTATGACTTTATGGGTGATTTGTTATGTCCCGAATGTGCTAGTAAATGTATTGAACGTGAATCTTGTAATAGATGTGGGCACGACCCTTGTATATGTGGAGAGTAAATGGCAGTTAAACAGCTTGACCAATATGCTCTTGACTGGATAAAACTCCGTTCCCTTACTCTAGCCAAGTCTATAAACATGACTACTATGGATGCTATTAGAAAGGCGTTAGCTGACGGGTTTGCTGAGGGTGAATCTATACAGCAACTTACCAAGAGGATTGAGGGATACTTTACTGAAAACACTAAATATAGGGCGGAGATGGTGGCAAGAACTGAGGTTATAAGTGCATCTAATGAGGGTGCTTTACACAGATACGAACTTGAGGGAATAGAGAAATCCGAATGGTATGCTGCTCCTGATAGTTGTGAAGTATGCCAAGTGGAAGACGGCAAGATTCTTCTAACCAGTGAATCACATGGACTTATTCCTCGGCACGTTAATTGCAGATGTGTATGGCTACCCGTAGTCTAGGAGGTCAATTATGGATATGATATTTAAAACCTATAGGGCGGATTGCAAAGAAGTTGACGATGCGGATGGTTCTCTGAATTTATTTATTCCCGTTAGCACCAATTCAGTTGATAGAGACGGGGAAATAGTAGAACCGTTGGCGTTCAAAAAGACCTTGCCCAAATTTATGAAACGTCCCGTATTAGTGTCTTCTCATGATTATCGTGATTTAACATCTCAAATTGGTGAATGGGAAAAACTTAAAATAACTGAGAACGGACTTGAAGGTCGCCCACGCTATTACATAGGCCAGGGCAACGAGCAAGCGGATTGGGGATTTAAATTAGCCTCTAAGGGTATGGCAGCTTTCTCAATTGGTTTTATCCCCAAGGAATGGGTTGACGGCGATGGTGTAAAAGAACCGAGGCGGACTTATAAGGAAGTTGAACTACTGGAAATCTCTCAGGTGATAGTCCCCTCAAATCGTGAAGCTATACAAAGCATAAGGTCTAAGAGTGCCGATCCCATAATTAATCAATTAATAGAAGATATTGTCAATGCCCCGATTGTAGATTTAACCGAGGATATTGTAACCAAGCCTGAAGAGATAGACGAATACATAAGAATTCCAGTTAGGGAATGTAAAATAACAGCCACAATAGATATATCGAAAGATGAGGGAATCAAAGCCCTCTATTGTGGTAAGGAAAAAGAAATCGCCACATACTTATTCGCCAAAGATAAGGGATGGGATATGGCAAAGGCTAGAGCATGGGTAAAGGAACATGCCAAGAAATATGTAATAGCAGAAACTACAACCACAGAATCAGATAATATTAGTATTATGGTGGTTAAAATGCCTGATATACCCCAGATTTATAAAGAGCATAAGGAGGGGCAGGAAACCATTATAGACGAAATGGATTATCTTAAATCCCTTATAGAAAAAGAAGGGTTAAGTGATAAGGCAAAACCCGCCATGTGGACACTGGTTAAGGAAATACTGCGTTTATCAGGAGACGACATTCCTGTTGATATAATTGACTTCTTGAAACTCAGACCTGTTATAGAAGTTATCAAGAAGGAAACATTTACTAACACAGACATATTAGAAGCTATCAAGAGGATAGCAAGAATAAATGGAGGTTAAATATAATGAACGGTGAAAACAGGCAAAAAGGTGGAGATGAGGCACAGGAAAAGAGAAATGTAGAACAAAGTGAGCTAGATTACATTAATGCAAAGAGAACTTATGATTCTTATCAAGACCTAGAATTGCAGACTGCAAGATTCAATCATAAGGTAGCTGAGGATATTCACGGTCTTACTGTGCAAGTTATGCAGAACGGAATAGCTCAATCTCATCAGATTTCTCAAAATGCTATTGAAACTGCCAACATGGTTAGCAAACAGGCTGTGCGTCATGCTGATATTGCGATTGATAGGCAATGGAATGTTGATGAAGTTGCCGAATTAGTTGCCAATACCAGCACTTTTAAGGATGCAATTGCGGCAGCGGTTGCAGCGGCAGTCAATATTGCCCTTTCTAAAGAGTAGAAACTTAATAATCCATAAGTTTAGGTTCTTGGATAAAGATTGGTCGCCCCTAGAGGGTGGCAGCATTTAAAGAAATGTGGGTTCCTATCTCCGAGAACTTTTTATTCGGATAAAATAATTGGAGGTTAATTAAATGTTAACAGAAGAACAAAAGAAAGATCTGGACAAAGATATACAGGATATAATCCAGAAAAAAGTAGAGGAAAGACTGGCCAAGGAAATCGTTAAGAGGTTTAGTCCAAGTGAAATAACAGTCACTAAAGATGCCGGTGACCAGCCCTTTGAATCCCTTGGCCAGCAACTTATGGCGGTGAAGACTGCTGAAATCTCAAGAGGGCGCACAATGGATGTTCGGCTTAAAGCCCCGACTGGATTAAGCGAAGGCGTACCCGCTGATGGTGGATTCTTAGTGCAGACTGACTTTGCTACGACCTTACTTGAGAAGACCTTTGCGGCCAGTGACATACTGAATAGAGTTTTCAGGATGCCTATTTCCGCTAACTCTAACTCAATCAAGATTCCAGCGGTATCGGATGCTAATAGAGCAGATGGCTCTCGTTTCGGTGGTATCCGAGCTTACTGGATGAATGAGGGTGGTACTAAAACCCCTTCCTATCCTAGCTTCGCACAGGTTGCTCTTGAGTTGAAGAAGCTTATAGGCTATACAACGTGTACTGATGAACTATTAGAGGATGCTTCTGCCCTTGAGTCTTGGATTATGAAGGCATTTGCTTCGGAGTTCGACTTCAAACTTGCCGATGCCATAATCAATGGCGATGGTGCGGGCAAGCCTCTCGGTATTCTCGCCGCCCCTTGTCTGGTAACGGTTACGGCTGAGACTGGACAGGGTTCTTATACTATTGTAGCCGAGAACATCGTTAAGATGTGGGCGTCAAGGTTCGGCCCCAACTCATCTAACTATGTCTGGCTAATTAACCAGAACATCGAACCTCAACTTTACACTATGGGTTTGGCAGTAGGTGCTGGTGGTGGAGTTGTCTATATGCCAGTGGGCGGACTGAGCGTTGCCCCTTATGCCACTCTCATGGGCAGACCAGTTATCCCCTGCGAGCAATGTGCCACGCTTGGAACTGCTGGTGACATAATCCTGGCTGACCTTTCGCAGTACGTGATGATTGACAAGGGCGGGATGAAATCTGCCTCCAGTATACACGTCAACTTCACCACAGACCAGACGGCGTTCAGGTTCGTCTACAGGTGTGACGGACAACCGATGTGGGCTGCCTACCTGACCCCGTACAAAGGCACGACTTCTTATCAGTCACCTTTCGTGGTATTGAACTCAACTCGTAACGCTTAACTAGAATAAATAGGGAGGGTGAAAATCCCTCCTATCACTAAATAAATGGAGGTTTTATAATGGGTAAAATGAATGTTGCACAAGATATACATATCGTGCCAATTCGCACTACCACTACTGATACGGCTACCTTTGTTGCCCCTCATGTCAATATGAAACTCTACGAAAAGGTAGAGTTCGTTGTTATGTTTGGGACTCTTTCAGGAGGCAGCAACGCATTGACGGTCACTCAGTCGGCAGCTACCGCAGGTTCGACTTCAACCGCTATCGCTGCCAGGTATCGTATGCCGGCGGCTGCTGGAACGGATACTATGGGGGCTACTACCGCCCTT